CCCCGGCCGCCGGCGGCGGCAGCCCCGGCGGCCGCGCGCGCGCCCTGGAGCAGCCCCGCCGCCACCGCGCGCGGGCCGCCGATCGGCGCGCGCGCGCGCCGCACCGGGTGCCGCGCGGCCACCACCTCCGCGGCGCGCCGGATGAGCGCCAGGACCTCCTGGTCGCTCTCGTCGAGGCGGGCGACCGCGGCCGGGTCGTCGAAGCCGCCCTCGGCCAGCAGGCGCGCCGGGCGGACGCGCCCGCCCGGCGGCAGCGGCGGCGCGCGGCCGCCCTCCGTCAGGCAGGCCTCCATGTGCTCGGCCGCGACCGCGGCCGCGGGCGGCAGGCCGGCGTGGCGCCGCGCGTAGTGCACGAACTGCCAGCAGAGGGCGGCCATGCGCGGGACGTCGGCCTCGTAGCGGGTGCCGGCGGGCAGCAGCTCCTCGTAGGCGAAGAGCAGGTCGACGAGCTCGCCGTCGGGCAGCTCCAGCCGCAGCGCGGCGCGCGTGAACGGGTCGAAGAAGGCGCCGCCGCCCTCGGGCAGCGCGACGGGCAGGGACACGAAGAGGCCGTCGCGGTCCTCGCCGGCGCCCCCGGCGGCGGCGAAGACCGGGGGCCGGTCCGCGGGCTGCGTGGGCAGCAGCACGCTGGCCAGCGCGCCCGCGGGCACGTAGGCCGCGAACACGGGCTCCCACGCGCTGCAGGCGCCGCTGCCGTGGAAGCGCGTCTGGGCCGCGGCAGAGAAGTCCGCGCGCGCGCCGCCGCCGCGGCGCTCCCCCGCCGCGGCGGCGGCGGGCCCCGGCGCCCCGGCCGCCGCGACGAGGCGGGCGGGGTCCGCCCCCGCGGCCCGCAGGCAGTCGCCCGAGATGATCAGGTGGACGACGGTGTCCGCGGCGCCGCGGCCGCGCGCCAGGCAGTGCTTGGTCTCGTTGGCGAGGTGCGCCTCCATGGCGCGCCGGAGTTGGGTCGGGCCGCGCCGGATCGGGGTCGGGGTCGGGCCGCGCCGGGTCGGGTCGGGCCGCTCACTCACGCTTCTCCCCCTCTCTCTGCGCCCCGCAGGGCATCCGCGGGCAGGACTTCAACCTCCTCTTCGTGGACGAGGCCAACTTCATCCGCCCCGAGGCCGTCCAGACGATCGTCGGGTTCCTGAACCAGGCCAGCTGCAAGATAATCTTCGTCTCCTCGACCAACACCGGCAAGGCCAGCACGAGCTTCCTCTACAACCTCAGGGGCGCCTCTGACGGGCTGCTCAACGTGGTGACGTATATATGCGACGAGCACACGCCGCGCGTGGCGGCGCACGGCGGCGCCACCGCGTGCTCGTGCTACGTCCTCAACAAGCCGGTCTTCATCACCATGGACGCCGCCGCGCGCAACACCGCCGAGACCTTCCTGCCCAACTCGTTCATGCAGGAGATCATCGGCGGCGGCGAGGTCGCGCGCCGCGCCGAGCCCGCGGCCGTCTTCACCCGCGCGGCGGGCGAGCAGTTCCTGCTCTACCGGCCCTCCACGGCGGCCGCCCGCGGCCCGTGGCCCGAGCGGCTCTACATGTACATCGACCCCGCCTTCACGAGCAACACCCGCGCCTCCGGCACCGGCGTCGCCGTCGTGGGGCGGCACCGCGGCAGCTGGCTGGTGCTGGGCCTGGAGCACTTCTTCCTGCCGGCGCTCACGGGCAGCTCGGCCGGCGAGATCGCGCGGTGCGCCGTGCGCTGCTTCGCGCAGGTCATGGCCGTGCACCGGCGCCGCCTCGGCGGCCTCTTCGTGGCCGTCGAGGGCAACAGCAGCCAGGACTCCGCGGTCGCGATCGCGCTCGGGGTCCGGCGCGAGCTCGACTCGCTGGCCGCCTCCGGGGCCGTGCCCATGCCCGCCGAGACGCGCTTCTACCACTGCCGCCCGCCGGGGAGCGCGGTCGCCTACCCCTTCTTCCTGCTGCAGAAGCAGAAGACGGCCGCCTTCGACCACTTCATCCGCCTCTTCAACTCGGGCCGCGTGGTGGCCTCCCAGGACCTGGCCTCGCTGACCGTGCGCCTGCAGACGGACCCCGTGGAGTACCTCTTCGCGCAGCTGCAGAACCTGACCGAGAGCGCCGCCGGCCCCGGCGGCGCCCGGGCCTTCTCCGGCAAGCGCCGCGGTGCCGCCGACGACCTGATGGTGGCGCTGGTGATGGCCGTGTTCGTGGGCAGCCTCCCGCCCACCGACGGCGCCTTCTGCCCGCTGGCCGCCCGGCCGCCGGCGGACTGAGCCGGCGGCGCCCGGCCCTCCCCGGCCCTCCCCTCCCCTCCCCCCGCCCGCCCCGCCCCCAATAAACAGACAGACGACAGAGGCCAGTCAGACCGCGTGTGCGTGCGAGCTCGCGTCGGCTCCTTTATTTCCGTCCTCGGGTCCCCGCGCCCGGGCCCGCCCCCGCCGCCGCCGCCCTCACAGCGGCACCACGATGGGCGCCTTCTCGCCCGCGCGCACCACCGAGGGCCCGTCGAAGGTGCACACCTTCGCCAGAGGGCGCGCGCCGACCACGTCCCCCAGCCGGGTCGCCGAGCTGATCCAGGCCGCCAGCGCCTCGTACAGGCAGAAGCGCCGCCCGCCGTCCCGCCGCGGCTCCGCCGGCTCCAGCCGCAGCAGCTGCCCCGCCTCGCGCGAGGCGCTGCCCAGCTGCACGATGGCGTTGGCCACGCCGTCCTGCAGGCCCTGCGTCAGCAGGTTGGGGATCAGCGACAGCAGCAGCAGGCTCCCCTCGTTGACGTTGAAGACCATGTTCAGCGCGAGGGTGCGCGCGGCCGCGTCCGCGCCCTCGCGGTGCTGCACGTCCGGCGCCACCTGGTAGCGGCGCCCGTTGTGGTACATCACGTCGGCGTCGCGCGGGCGCGCGGCCGCCGCGCGGTCCCCCAGCGCCTCCACCGCGCGCGCCACCACGCGCGCCACCAGCTCGCGCGCCTGCGGCAGCGGCACCGTCATGGGGAACAGCAGCTCCGCGCCCGCCGAGGCCAGCGCGAGCCGGTCGCCGGGCCCCAGCAGCGGCGGCAGCAGGCACACCGCGTCCCCGTTGCAGAGGTCGAAGGGGCCCGTGTTCTGCAGGAAGGCGCCGCGCGGCATGGGGCCCACGCCCAGCGGCGCCGCCAGCATGCGCCCCGGCGCCACGCGCAGCACCACGGCCGGGAACCGGCAGCGGTACGCGGCCATCAGCGCCAGCGTGTCCGGCGCGACGCCGTTGACCGAGAAGGAGGCCAGCGCCACGTCCGCCAGCGGCACGCGCCGGCGCAGCGTCGCGAGGAACACCACCTTGCCCTCGCACTTCTGGAGCGCGGCCAGGTCGCCGTGCGAGAGGTCGCCGGGGAGCACGATCTCCACCTCGAACGCCTCGGGCTGGGCCATCGCTGCGCGGGCGCCGGCGGAACTGACGCCCCGCGCGCGCCGCCGCGGCGTTTTATGGGCGCGCCGCCGGGGCGGGGCGGGGGCGCCTAGCCCACCGGCAGGCAGCCCCGCACCGGCGAGGCGTCGCGGATCAGGTACTGCGCAAAGTGGCTCTCCTCCAGCCGGCCCTCGGCCGCGGCCGCCGCCGCCGCGTAGCCCCCGCCGCCGCCGCCGCCGCCGCCGGGCGCGGCGAGGCGGTCGCGCAGCAGCGCCGCGTCGCTGGCGCACAGCGGCGGGTACGCCTCCTGAAACAGCGCGCACGGGTCCTGCACGAGCTCGCCGGCGCCGGGGGGCTGCTTGAACTGCAGCTCCGTGTCCGACGTGCTCCGCGACACGCCCGCGCCCACCTCCGCGATCAGCCGGCTCATGCAGCGGTCCTTGGCCGACACCTCCGCCGGCGTGAAGAACTTGAAGCAGGGGCTGTACACCGGCGAGGCGCCGCTCATGTTGTACTGCCCGTTGTAGAGCCGGTCGCCGTACGAGTGCCGCTGCGAGGCCCACGGGTTCGCGGTGGCGCGCTGCGGGTGCGCCGGGTCGCCCTGGCCGTGGTCGAACATGAGGTCGTCGGCGTCCGACTCGCCGTCGCCGGCGTAGGCCGCGCCCGCCGAGCGCCCGCGGGGGTTGCACGGCGCGCGGAAGTACGCGAGGTCCGCCGAGACGGGCGTCGCGATGAACTCGCAGACCGCGGCCTGCCCGCGCGCCGTGCCCGCCGGCGCGGCCGGCATGATGGGCCCGAAGAGCGGCGCGGGGCCCTGTGGCCGGATGCGGCTCCCGGCGTTGACGCTGTCGCGCACGAAGCCGTCCGCGTCCGCGTTCACCATGGGCGGGTCCCCGCGCGTCATGTACAGGTTCTGCGGCGTGTTGCCCAGGTCCGTGAGCGGCGTGCGCATGGCGGCCGCGGCGTAGGCCGCCGTGTAGCCCACGCCGAGGTCCACGTGCGCGCGCGGCTGCGTGAGCGTGAACCCGACGCCGCCGACCGCCTCGTGCCGCGCCACCTGCAGCTGCCCGACGAAGTACGACTCCGAGGCCTTCTCCGCGAAGAGCATGTTCTCCGTGGCGAAGCGGTCCTGCCGCACCACCGTGAGCCCGAAGCCGGGGTGCAGCCCCGTGCGCAGCTGGTGCGCCAGCGCCAGCGGGCTCAGCTTGAAGTAGCCGGCCATCAGCGCGTACGTGAGCGTGTTCTCGTCGGCGCGGCTCTGCGCCGCGTGGTGCGCCACCGGCTGCCGCACCGTGGCGTAGTAGTTGGCGCCCACAAAGTGCGGCACGGGCGGCACGTGCCGCGCGGCCGCCAGCGCGTCCTGGCCCAGCCCGCGCATCGCGTGCAGGTGGTCCGGGCAGGCGAAGAGCGCGTGCACCGGCGCCGGGTAGAAGAAGGCCCCGTCCAGCAGCGTCTCGTCGTTCCGCTGGTACGCCATCATCAGCACGCCGTGGTGCAGCGCCGCGTCCAGCGTGCGCATGTTCCGCGTCGCGGCCGTGGCCGTGCCCGCGTCGGGGCCCGCGTCCACCACCACCACCGAGGTGCGCTCGGCCATGTTGGTCACGGCCTCCTGCAGCACCAGCAGCGCGTCCGCGTCCACCGCCACGCGCGCGTTGTGCAGCAGCACGTTGAACGAGTTGGCCACCAGGTTCGTCGGGTGCAGCGGGTGCCGCGGGTGCTCGGGGCCCGCGGGCGGCTCCTCGTCGGGCGGCAGGTCCGGGACCACGACCGACTGCACCAGCGGGTACACGCGGTCGTAGTGCACGCCCATGCTGCAGCAGGCGCCGCGCGCGAAGGCCGGCACCACGGCGTAGTAGAAGATCTTGGCCAGCACCAGCCACTCGTCGTCGTGGTGCGGCCCCGGGCGCGCCCCGGGGCCGCCGCCGCGCACGGGCCGGTTGTGCACCAGGTCGGGCCCGACGTTGCGGAAGTCGGCCTCGGCCAGCTCGCGCCGCGCCACGACGTGCGGCGCCGCGCCGTTCACGCGCGCGCGCGCGCCGCGCGCCGGGTCCGCGCGCTGCAGCGCCATCACCGCGTCGCAGTCCCAGATCAGCGGCGGCGGCAGCGCCGGGTCCAGCAGCGCGTGGTTCAGCGCGGCGTGCTCCTGCTCGCCGCCCAGCGGCGCGTGCGGCACCGTGTACTCGTCCACGAGCCGCCGCAGCGCGTGCAGGTGCTCCAGCAGGTCCTTGTAGACCGCCGTGCAGTCCTCGGGCAGCTCGCCGTTGCCCAGGTACGCGTTGATGTACATCACCATGGGGAAGCTGTTCACGAAGGCGGCACAGCGCGCGTTGCGCCAGTAGCTGCTCACGCACTGCATCACCAGCCGCGCCAGCGCGCAGAAGGTGCGCTCGCTGCCGTGGATGACCGCCTCGATGATGTAGAAGGCCATCGGGTAGTTCGGGTCCCGGAAGGCGCCGCGCACCGCCGCCACCGTCGCCGGGCTCAGCCGGTGCCGGTCCACGCTCAGCTCGAAGCCGCGCCCGTCGCGGAAGTCCACCGGGCACAGCGGCACCGGGATGTTGCCGTTGATGACGCGGGGCATGGCCTGCACCGCCGGCATCACCTGCGGCGGGTCGGGCGGCCCCGGCAGCTCCACGTCCGCGGGCCCCAGGAAGAAGTCGAAGGCCGGGTGCAGCTCGAGCGGCAGGTTCGCGTTGCCGGGCGCCAGCATCTGCTCCGGCGTCATGGCGCACTCCATCACCCAGCGCGGCCGCGCCGGCAGCAGCGCGTGCCAGGCGTCCAGGAAGCGCCGCACCTGGTCCGCGAGCTCCTGCTCGCCGGGCTCGGCGACGTAGGCGCCGAAGAGGCACCACTCCGCCTCGCGCCGCGGCCGCCGCGCGGCGCCGCCGCCGCCGCCGCCGCGCAGCGCCGCCAGCACCGGGTCCACGTCCAGGAAGGACGGGTGGCAGAGCGTGCCCATGGCCGCGCCGAACGAGACCTCCGTCAGCGCGCCGTCCTTGTTGAAGAAGAACAGCGAGCGCGGCGGGAACATCCGCGGGTCCGGGTGCCCGGGCGGCGGCGCGAAGCTGCCCGAGTGCCGCGAGTAGCGGTCGGCGGGCGGCTTGTACAGGCCCAGCGGCATGACGAACGTCAGGTCCATGTTGCCCACCAGCGGGTAGGGCACCCGCGTGGCCTGGTACACGCGCTTCTCCAGGGCCTCCAGGAACACCAGCCGGTCCCCGACCGCCACCAGGTCCGCCTTCACGCGCGCCGTCGCCGGCGCGTCGTAGTCGGCGGCGCCCGGCGCCGGGCCCGCGCCGGGCGCCGCGGCCGCCCCCTCCAGCCCCAGCAGGTGCGCGGCCACGTCCTCCAGCCCGCGCAGCGCCTTGCCCATCGTCAGCGCCGTCACCAGGTTCATCCCCGAGATCATGAACTCGCCGTACGTCACGGGCACGTCCGCCGCCGAGTCGGCCAGCGCGAGCACGCCGCCCAGCAGCCGCTGCTTGATGCCCGCCGTCGTCACCAGCACGCCGTCCACCGGGCGCCCGCGGCTGTCGCAGTGCGTCATGCGCGGCACCGCCACCGACGCGGCCGTGCAGCCCACGAGGTCCGCGATCCGGGCCCGCGCGAGCTCGCGCCCCGGCGCGCCCTCGCTCTTGTTCAGGAAGAAGGCGTCGTCGCGCACGCGGCGCTTCAGCTCCGAGACCAGCGCGGCGCGCGCCGCCGGCCCCGCCAGGCGCGCGTCCTCGCGGTACAGCGAGAGCGGCACCAGCAGCGACATCGGCGGCGCCTTCTCCAGCAGCACGCGCAGCAGCTGGTCCGCCGTGCCGCGCTCGAACGAGTCCAGCACCGTCTGCACGTTGCGCGCGAGCTGCTGGATGGCGCGCAGGCGCATGGCCGACGCGACCTGCGTCCCGTCGGCCGCCTCCTCCGCGAGCAGCCCCAGCGCCTCGGCGGCGATCGAGAAGGCCGCGCTCAGCGAGCGCCGGTTGATCCGCTTCACCATGTAGTTGTGCACGGGCTGGTCCACCGGGTGCGGCCCATCGCGCGCGATCATGGGCTGCTGCACCTCGAACTGGATCGTGCCCTCGTGCACGTAGTTCAGCTCCGGGAACTTGGTGCACACGCACGCCACCGAGAGCCCGAGCTCCAGGAAGCGCACCAGCGTGAGCGTGTTGCAGTACGTGCCCAGGAGCGCGTCGAAGGCGGCCGCGTACAGGGCGTTGTCGTCCGAGCGCACCTGCTGGAAGAAGCTGAACAGCGCGCGGTGGCACGCCACCTCGATGTTCGACAGGACCTGCCCGGAGGCCAGCCCGCCCGTGTAGGCGGGCGCGCGCGGGGGCTCGCTCGGGCGGTCCATGGCGCGGAGCGGGGCGGCGCGCGCAGTGCCGCGGCCCGGCCGCGGCGCCCGGCTTTATACCCGCGCCGCGGCGGCGTCACACGGCCACGTGCGCCCCCAGGCACACGCGCATCCACGCCCGGGGCGCGAAAAACCCGATGACGTCGCAAACGAGATCCGCCGTGTACGCCGCCAGCCCGGCCAGCAGCAGCCCCGCCGCCGCCGCGCGCGCGCCGCCGTCCGCCGCCGCCGCGCTCAGCCGCAGGAAGAGCGCCGGGCCCGCGAGGGCGGCCGGCAGCGCCACGGCCGCAAAGGCGGCCGCGCGCGCCAGCGCCAGCGCCGCCAGCAGCGCGCGCGCGCCGCGCCCGAAGGGCAGCCGGTCCGCGCGCACGCCCGCGTAGAGGAAGCCCGCGGCCGCCGCCAGCCGCGCGTAGTAGGCCAGCGTCGCCGCGGCGCCCGCGGCGGCGAACGTCGCGTCGCCGAAGGTCCGGTAGTAGTATAAGAACGCCAGGCAGCAGGCGGGCTTCAGCCCGAAGGCCGAGGCCGCGCCGAAGACCACGTACGCCGAGAACGCGGGCCGCCCGTCCGCGCGCGGCGCCAGGCGCGGCGAGCGCGCCAGGAAGTCCGCCTCGCCCCCGTACGCGGACAGCGTCACGCACCGCAGCAGCTCGTCCTCCTCGTCGTCCGAGCCGTCGCCCCCCGGGCCGGCGCCCGCCGCCGCCTCCTCGTCCTCCGCCCCGGCGCCGCCCGGCGGCGGCGCGGGCGCGCGCAGGAGGGCCACCCGCTCCGGGCCGAGCATGTCCGCGGCGGCGACTCCCGGGCGGCGCGGGTAGGCGCCGCATTTAACCCGGCGTCCGGGTTCTTTTGCGTCATTGTTCCCCCCGCTGGCCCCGCTCGCGCGGCCGCCGCCGCGGCCATGGAGCTCGCCTACCGCAGCGTCGTCGCGCACAACGGGGTCTCCTTCTACGTCTCGGCCGCGGGGGACGTCGCGTACTTCGTCTACGCGGGCACGGTGGTCTCGGTCGCCCGCGGGGGCGAGGAGGCCGTGAAGTTCGGGCTGGAGCTGCGCGGGCGCGCGCGCGGCGACCGCGCCGTGGCCAACTACGTGCGCGCGGAGCTCGCGCGCGCGGGCCCCCCCGCGCCCCCCGGCGCGGCCGACGACGGTGACGCAGACGGCAGGGGCGTGTTCGTGGACTGCCTGGCGCGCCTGCGCCCGCGCGGCGGGGCCCCGGCCGCGGCCGCGGACCTCTGCGGCCGCTTCGACGTGCCGGTCGGCGACCCCTACCTGGCCGAGTGCTTCGTGTCGCTCGGCGTCGCCTCGGGGCTCGTGCTCACGACCGGGTACCACGACGCCGAGCGGCGCGTCCTGCACCTGTTCGACGCGCCCACGATCGCCAACGCGCTCTCGGGCTTCGTGTACACGCCCAACCGGGAGTGCTTCGCGCTGATGCAGGCGTGCCTGCCGGCCCCCCCCGCGCCCGCGCGCCCCCTGCTGCGCGGGCTCTTCGAGCGCGTCGCCGCCGCCGCGGCGGCGGCGGGGGAGGGGGGGGACGCGCGCGCGCCCGCGACCGAGGTCATCGTCACCGCCGCGCGCGCCGCGGGCGTCCGCCGCGTGGGCGCGCGTGCCGCGGACGCCCCGGAGGGCGCCGCCCCCCCGGCGCGCGCGCGCCGCGGGGCGGCCGTGTCCAGCTTCGTGCAGGTGCGGATCATCCCGCGGACCTACAGCGCCTGGGCCATGGCCGGCCCCCCGCCGCGCGACGGCGACCCCCTGCCGCGGCTGTGCGCCGTCGTGCGCTGCGCGGACGCCGTCGTCCTGAAGAGCGACCACTGGGCGGGCATCGACGAGACGCTGAACGAGGCGCGCGGGGACCTGGTGCGCGCCGCCACGGCCGTCTTCGGGCCGCGCGGGCGCCGCGGCTTCGTCGGCGAGGCCGTGGCGGACTACGGCTTCAGCTTCTGCCAGCGCTTCGCGCTGTGCCAGTTCCTGCTGGCGCGCTGGGGCATGGCCAGCTGCTACGGCGCGCTCGCGCACCTCGCCGAGAGCTACGCCGCCAACTACCCGCACCGCGCCGCCGCGCCGCTCGACGAGGGCACCGTCGCGGACGCGGCCAACGACGTCCTCCGGGAGCTGTGCGCGCTGGGGCGGTTCGCCGAGGCGCTGGCCCGCGCCGACCTCGGGGAGCCGCCCGCGCCCGCGGTGGGGGACGCCGGCCCCGGCTACGACTGCGACTGCGAGGACGGCGCGGCCGCGGCGCGCGCGCTGGACCTCGAGATGACCGCCGTCCTGAGCCTGGCCTCCCGGCACACGCGCCGGCGCATCACGGAGACGGGCAGCCCGGAGGAGCTGCGGCGCGCCGAGGGCCACGTCCGCGCGGTGCTGGTGCACCTGTACGCCGGCGGCGGGCTGCCGGCGCTGGCGCGCGCGCTGGCGCGCGCGCTGGGGACGGCGGCCCCCCACGTGACCCTAATGGAGGTGGAGCAGCTCACGGCCTTCGACCGCGCGCCCGCCGTCCAGCACGGCGTGCGCTACCTGCGCGCGCTCGTCGAGCGGCGGCTGAGCGCGGCCGGCATCACGCCCCCGTCGGACGACGAGTACGCGGGCGGCGACAGCGAGGGCGAGGCCGCGGCGGAGGCCGCGGCCGGCGACTGAGCCGCGCGCCGCCGCCGCGCCGTCGACGCCGCCCATAATAATAGTAATAATAATACCGCCCCCACAGAAACCAGACCGAGCGTGCGCGTGGTGTATCGGGGCGTCTTTATTGGCGGGGGCGGGGGGCGACGGGGGCGCCGCGCGCTAGAACACCGGGACCGCCGAGTACCCGCGCGCGAGCGGGACCGAGCCGCAGAGCATCTTCGCGATGGCGAACAGCGTGCCGCCCGCGAGCAGGGCCCCGCCCGCCGAGGCCCAGACGTACGCCGGCGAGAAGCTCGGCGCCTCGTGCCCGGCGAAGGCCAGCACGCCCACGACCGTCCCGTTGGGGAACAGCAGCAGGGCCCGGGAGCGCGCGCTGTGGAGGCGGGGGTTGAAGACGGGCATGCTGGAGTTGGCGCCGCGCGAGAACTCGAGCTCGGCGCGCTTGTCTGCGATGAGCGCGACGTCCATGACCGCGCCCGAGGGCAGGTACCGCACGAACACGCTGCCGCAGTACGCGCACGCGTCGAGCGGGCCGGGGACCGGGAGGCGGCGCGCCTCCACGGCGCCGCTGGCCGAGACGCAGGACGCGCCGCGCACGAAGGTCACCAGCAGGGGGTTGGCGACGTCGACCCCCTGGAGGGTGTACGTCAGCCCGCGCCGCGGGTGCGCGCGCGTGAGGACGTAGCTGGCGTTCGGCGCCACGGGCACGACGGCCACGGCGGCGCCCGCGCCCCAGCCGCCGCAGGGCGCCGCGAAGAGCTCGGGCGCGAGCGCGGCGGCGTGCGCCGGCCCGAAGAGCCCCCCCCGGCCCAGCATGCCGAGCGCCGCCGCGCTGAGGTTCGCCGCGGCGGCCGCCGGCTGCGCCTCCAGCCAGGCGTCCAGCGCGGCCCGCGCGGGCACCGCCGAGAGCACGTCCAGCACGTGCGCCTCCTCGAGCAGGTCCAGGCGGAAGGAGGCCATGCACGGCGAGAAGACGTCCAGCAGCTCGAAGCCCGCGGCGCCGCCGGCGCCGCCGGCGACGCGCGCGTACGCCTCCTCCAGGTCCAGCGCGGCGGCCGTGGCGTGCCCGGCGGTGCACATGGCCGTGCACCTGCGCGCCACGTCCCGCGCGAGCTCCAGCGCCCGCGCGTCCGCCGGGAACGCCGACGCGGCGACGGCGAAGAACAGCGCGCGCCGCGCGGGCGGCGTCCAGGCCAGCTCGCCGCGCAGGAAGGCGTCGTAGAGGTCCGAGACCACGCCGTGCGCCAGCAGCCGCGCGGCGGGCGGCGCGTCCGGGCCCGCGAAGGCGTACACGGCGCGCAGCTTGTGCCCGCGCGCCACGACGCTCTCGAGCGCCGCCCCCGCGGGCTCCGGGATGAACGCGTCCGGGTGCAGCTCGCGGGGCGCGGGCAGCTGCGCGAGGGCGCGGAGGCGCACGCGGCCGCCGGCGGCGCAGCCGAGCCCCGCGCCGAGCAGCACGCGCGACAGCAGCTTCAGGTGGTAGTCGAGGTCGACCAGCTCCTCCGCGAGCACATAGCCGTCCGCGAGCGCCTCCTCGGTGAGCGCGGCGAGCGCGAGCCCCAGCCGCGCCGCGACCCGGTACGCGTGGTACGCGGCGTCGGGGGCGGGCGCGGCGCCCGGCGCGCGGCGCGCGGCCGCCGCCTCCCGGAGCATCAGGAAGGCCTCCCGGTGCGCGGCGGCTAGGTGCGCGCGGAAGTCGGCGGGCTCGTCCGCGTACGACGCCACCTCGCGCATGGTCGAGTACATGTGGCTGTCCAGCCGCGAGCTCCCGTAGCCGATCACGTAGGCCCGCCGCCGCGGGCCGGGCGCGGGCCCGGGCGGCGGGAAGGGCCCGCGCCCGTTGAAGGCGGTGATCATGCGCACGTCCGCGTCCGCGGGCGCGACCATCAGCTCCAGGGGCGAGAGGTCCCGCGACGTCACCGAGACGCCCAGGAAGCCGACGCCCACCGCCAGCCGGACGGCGGCCCGCTCACAGTCGAGCACGGCCTGCCCCGCGGGGACGTAGGACACGGGCCAGACCGCGGCGAAGTCCGCCACGTGGCGCTCGCGCCGCGAGCCGTCCGCCCGCACGGGCAGGAAGAAGCGCTCCGCGCCGCCGGCCAGCACGTCGTTGACGTCGAAGGTCGCCGCGCGCCCCGCCGGCGTGCCGCGCGGGGCGCGCGGCGGCCGCGCGGCGCCGGCCCGGGAGCGCGCGCGCGAGAAGTACCAGTCCTGCAGGGGCCGGCTCGGCACGAGGTCGTAGTCCACGAGGTGGCGCGTCTGCAGGTAGCTCCAGGAGAAGGCCGCCCCGAAGAGCCCCGGGTGCGACCGCACGTCCGGGGCGCCCCCCGGGGGCTCGGCCGCCGAGAGGTTGCCGACGGCCGCGCGCGGCAGGAAGAACATGGTCTCCCGCCGGCCGGCGGCGCGCGCGGAGTCGACGTGCACCGCGACGTACTCGCCCAGCAGCCGGCTGAGGTTCGCGACGTGGGCCACGCGCTCGATGCCCGGCGGCCCGAGGCAGCGGACGCCGAACGTGTGGACCGCCGGCCCGGCCCCGACCGCCATCTCCCACTCCTCGACCTCGTACCGCGCGTCCGCGCGGGCGACGGCCGCGAGCGCTGCCAGCGCCACCAGGAGCGCCGCGCGGGGCGGGCGGCCGGCCGCCCGCCCCGACGGCCCGCTTCGCGGCGGTCCCTCCGCCATCCGTCTCCGCCGGGCGCCGGGTCCCAGGGGGGCGATCGGCGCGCGAATGCACCGGGCCGGCGGGCGCGGGAGCGGTTTTATAGTCCCCCGGGGCCCGCCGCGGCCTCCCCCGCCATCTCCCGCGCGAACCCGCGCGCCAGGTCCGCCAGCGCCGCGCCCGCCGCGGCGGGCGCGCGGGCGGCCCGCATTGCGGGGCGCAGGCCCAGCACGGCGGCCGCGCACGCGCCCGGCGGCGCGGACACGTCGAGCGCGAAGACCTCGAGGGCCGCAAGGCGGTCCGCCAGGACGTCCAGCGCCCACGCGTGGACCGCGGGCAGGGCCGCCCCGCCCCCCGGGTAGAGCTCGCGGCACTTGAGCGCCGCGAACAGGGTGTCGCGCAGCGCCGGCGCCGGCGCCGGCTCGCGGCCGCCGCGGGCCGGGTCCGCGAGCGCGGCCAGCGCGTCCGCGTCCGCCCACTCCAGCGCGTCCCAGCCGTCGCGCCACGCGCCCCCCGCCCGCAGGAAGGCGCACGTGTTCGCCAGGAGCGCGTAGGCGCTGCGCACCGCGGCCAGGAAGCCCGCGTCCGCGCGGTCCCCGGGCCGGGCCCGCGCCGCCAGGCGGCGCCGCTGCTCGGCCGGGGGGAGGGTGCACACGACGAGGTTGGCGCCGGGCGCCTCCGGGGGCACGGCGGCCGCGAGCATGAGCAGGTCCTCCACGTTGATCTCGCGGAGGCAGTAGCGCGCGAAGGGGTAGCACAGGCAGGCGGCCACGGGGTGGCGGTCGAACACGAGCGTCACCTCGCCGCCCGGCGGCCCGGGCGGCGCGGGCGGCGCGGGCGGCGCCAGCAGCGCGGCGGTGCGCGCGTGCAGGATCAGGTACGGGGCCGCGAACCGGGCCTGGTAGTAGGCGACCAGGCCGGCCGCCGACGCGCCCGCGCCCGCGCCGGCGGCCGCGGCGAGGATCCCACTTAAGGCGTCCGTGGCGAACATCGTGCGCCAGTACGCCATCGGCTCCGGGAAAAAGAGCACGGGCCCCCCCGCGGCGGAGGCGGCCGCGAGCGCGCGGCCCGTCGTCGTCTTCCCCAGCCCGTGCGCGCCGTCCAGGTAGATCCGCACGACGCGGAGGGCGGCCGCGGGCCCGGCCATGGCGCGCGACCGCGGCCGGCGCGCGCGCCTGCGCGCCGGCATCCGGTGCCACGGCCGCTTCTACGAGGCGCTGGCCTGCGACGTGCGCGCGGCGCTCGGCGCGCGGCGGCCGCGTCAGCGCCTCGCCCGGCTCCTGGGCGAGTTTGGCGCCCCGGAGGTTTTTAAGCGGGTCGTGGGCGTGTCCGTGAGCTTCGAGGTGAACCTGCGGAGCCGGCGGCCCGACTGCGTGTGCCTGCTCCGGCTCGCCGAGGCGGGGCGCACCCGGGCCGTCTGCCTCATCGTGGAGCTGAAGACCTGCCGCTTCTCGGCGAACATGAACACGCCCGGCAAGGTGGACCAGCGCCTCGGGGGGCTGCGGCAGCTGCGCGACTCGGCGCGGCTCGTGCGCGACCTCGCCCCCCCAGGCCCGGACCCGGTGGTCCTGGCGCCGGTGCTGGTCTTCGTCGCCCAGCGGGGCATGCGCGTGCTCCGGGTGACGCGCCTGCCGGCCCAGACGATCGCCAGCAGCGCGGCGCGCCTCGAGGCTATAATAGCCGGGCTCGCCGAGCACGTCCCATTCGCGCGCACGCGGGCGCGCCGAGCGGGGCGATCGCCGCGGGGCAGGCGGCGCGAGGCCGGGCGACCGCAGGAGGGACGGCCGCGAGAGGGGCGGCCGCAGCCACTCCCCCCGGCTGCGGGCGGGGCGGCGGCGGCGGCGGGGCCCGGGGGGGGCGGGGAGGGGGGCGCGGGCGGCGCGGCCTGCCTGGGCGAGATCTCGGCGCTCTTCGGGGGCGCGCCGGCGCCATGGCGCTCGGGCGCCTAGAGTTCGCCTGCCTGGGCGTGGACGTCTACGCGGTCGCGGACCGCGTCTTCGTGCCGGACGGGCGGAACTTCATCGCGCCGGCCTTCCCGCTGCGCTTCTGGGACGAGCCCGTCTTCGCGCGGGCCGGGGACGCGGACGCGGACGCGCGGCGGCTGGCCGTCGCGCGCGCGCGGAACCGGGCCGCCGCGGCGGCCGCGGACAACCTGCTGGCGAGGCAGCGCGCCGCGGGCGCGGAGATCGACGCGCGCATCCGGCCCATCGAGGCCCGCGTGGCGGAGATGGCCGCCGTGCTCGCGGACCTGGAGGAGGCGGCGCGCGAGGCGGAGGAGGCGGACACCGCCGCCGCCGAGCCGGTGGCCCGCGCGGGCGGCGGCGGCGGCGGCGAGGACGGCCCGGGCGCGCCCGAGGCCGCGCGCGCGCGCCGCGTGCAGATCGCCAAGAACGACCCGCCGCTGGAGTACGACACCTCCCTGGCCGCCGACCTGCTGGCCATGGTGTACACCGCGCGCGCCGGCGGCGGCTCGGCGGGCATCGTCTTCGGGACCTGGTACCGCACGCTGCAGGACCGGCTGATCGCCGAGCGCCCCCTGGCGACGCGCGGCATGGACTACCGCGACGGGCGCATGTCCCGGACCTTCATGGCCGCCGCGGTGGCGGCGCTGCAGTCCAGCGGGCGCATGTACGTGGGCAACCGCGCGTACTCGGCCTTCGAGTGCGCGGTGCTGTGCCTGCACCTGGCGCACCGCGCCACCGTCGGCAGCCCGCAGTACCCCGTGACCTTCGTCGGCCTCGTGGGGCAGCTCCCGGCGTACCTGGACGCGCTGGCGCGCGCCATCGACGAGGGCGCGGCCCGGCGCGTGCAGTACGCGTTCGACCTCGAGCGGCTCCCGCGGGGCCAGTTCCAGGCGCCGGGCGGCGGCGCGGGCCGCTACGAGCGCGGGGCGCTGGAGGCGCACGCCGTGGTCGCCGCGCTGCAGCGGCTGCGCGTCCTGCCGGCCATCCCCGGCGCGCTGGGCGGCGGCGCGGCGCCCGCGCGCGCCGCGGACGCGGACGGCGTCGCCTACGTGGACGACGTCCACCGCGCGGCCGGCGCCTTCCTGGCGCGCGCGCAGAACCTCTTCCTCTGCGAGGACCAGAGCCTGCTGCGCGCCGCGGTCGACGCCATCACCGCGCTGCTCCTGGTGCGCCGCCTGCTGTGGAACGGCAACGTGTACGCGGACAAGCTCCGGAACAACTTCCAGATCGGCACGCTGGTGCCCGGCGCGGCCGCGCCCTGGGAGGTGGCGCGCGGCGCCGACGGCGGCCCCGACGGCGCCGTGGGCGCGCGCAGCGGCGACGCCAACCTGGCCTTCCTCTGCGCGCACTACGTCGCCCGCGTGTACGAGGCCTGCCCCGAGGTGGAGGTCACGCAGCTCTTCCCGGGCGCGGCCGCCCTCGCGCTGGACGCGCTGGCGCCGCGCGGCGCCGCGGGCGCCCCGCGCGCCATCAGCGTCGCGGGCGGGCGCCACCAGGGCGCGCTGCTGCGCCTCGTGGCGCTGGAGCTGGAGAACCGCCACCGCGCCGCGCCGGCGCCCGTCGTGGAGGTCGTGGGCGCGCACGACGCCGTGGCCCTGCAGTACGAGCGGGGCCTGGGCGTGCTGATGCAGCAGCCGCGCGTGCGCCGCGCGCTGGACGAGGCGCGGCGCCTGAGCCAGTTCAACGTCGCCAGCGACTACGACCTGCTGTACTTCCTGTGCCTGGGCTTCGTGCCGCTGTTCACCTCCGCGGTGTGACCGGCGCCGCCGAGATAAAAGCGCCCGCCGGCCCGCGCGCGCGCAGAGCGGCGGCGGCATGGCGGACGCGCTCGACGGCGGCGGCGGAAGCGGCGCGGCCGCGGGTGCGGACGCCGAGCCCTCGGCGGACGCGCGCGCGAGCATGCCCGTCTACGTGGGCGGGTACCTCGCCCTCTACGGCATGGGCGACGAGGGGGAGCTGGCGCTCACGCGCGAGCGCGCGGCGCGCGCGCTGCCGCCTGCCGCCCCGCTGCCGATCAACATCGACCACGCGAGCGCCTGCGAGGTCGGCGCCGTGCTGGCCCTCGCCGACGACGACGCCGGCCTCTTCTTCGTGGGCGTCGTCAACTGCCCGCAGCTGGCCGACGTGCTCGCGGGCGTGGCGCACCCCGCGTTCTTCGGCGCCGACGCCCCCGCGCTGGCGCCCCGCGAGCGCTTCCTGTACCTCGTCAGCAACTACCTGCCTTCCGTCTCGCTCTCCTCGCGCCGCCTCGCGCCCGGCGAGGAGGCCGACGGCACGCTCCTCGCCCACGTCGCGCTGTGCGTGCTGGGCCGCCGCGTCGGGACCATCGTCACGTACGACGCCACGCCCGAGGCCTGCGTGGCGCCCTTCCGCCGGCTCTCGCCGCGCGCGCGCGCCGCCCTCCTCGCCGACGCCGAGGCCGCGCGCGCGGCCCTCGGCGACCGCGCCTGGCCGGTGCCCCGCGAGGCGCTGGCGCGGACGCTGCTCTCGACCGCCGTGAACAACATGCTCGTCCGGGACAAGTGGGACACCGTCGCGCGCCGCCGCCGCGAGGCGGGCATCGCGGGCCACACGTACCTGCAGGCGAGCGCGGTGTTCCCGCTGGCCGGGGGGGAGGGGCCAGACCGCGCCGCCGGCGGGCGGGCGCGGGCTCAAAAGAGCGCGCCCGCCGGCGGCGTCTGCATTGCGCCGCCCGTCGCGAGCGGACGCGCACCCCGGCCCGAGCGCCCGCCGCCGCCCCCGTCGCCCGCCATGAGCGCCGCGCACCCGGCCGGCGCGCCGGCCGCGCACCCCCTGCCGGCCGGGGACTACGTGTACGTGCCGACGGCCCAGTACAACCAGCTGATCGTCAGCCAGGCCCGCGGCGCGGCCGCCGCCGCGCCCCCGCCCCCGCTGCCGGCGCCGCCGCCGTACTTCCTCCAGGCCGCGCCCGCCGCGCCGCCCCCGGCGCCGGCGGGGTGGTACGGCGCCGGCGGCGCCGTGCCCTGGCACCCCGGGTACGGCTTCCCGCCGGCGGGGCTCGAGAGCCAGATCATGGCCCTGGCCGGCGCCATCGCCGACGGCCGGCGGCTGCAGGCGCAGGGCGCGGACGGCCCGTGCTACGACGGCCCCTCGGAGCGCCGCCTCCCAGCCAAGCGGCGCCGGTATAACTGGGACCTCCCGCGCGGCCGCAGCGGCGGCGGCGACGACGAGGAGGCCTACTACCCCGGCGAGGGCGCGCTCGCCGAGCCGCCGCACCCGCACCCTCCCCCGCAGCAGCACCTGCCGCCGCCGCACGCGCTCTCCAAGCTCGCCTCCGCCGTCTCGTCGCTGCAGCAGGAAGTGAGCCAGCTGCGGGCCGGCTGCCCCCACGGCCCGCCCCTCGCGGCCGTGCAGTACCTGCCCGCGGCGCCCCTGCCGTGCCCGCCGCAGCAGTACGCCGCCCTGCCCCAGGCGGCCCCGGCGCCCGCCCCGCACCCGGGGCCGGCGCCCGCCCCGCACCCGGGGCCGGCGCCCGCCCCGCACCCGGGGCCGGCGCCGGCGCCCGCGGCCCCCGCCGGGCCGGCGGAGGAGCCCAGGGCCGCCGCGACGGTGGACGCCAGCGCCGTGGCCGGACTGCCGCCCCCCCAGCCGCCGTCGCAGGCGTGCGACCCGGCGGAGATCTTCGTGGCCCAGATGATGCGGCACCGGTAGCGGCCGCGGCCTCGCGGGCGAGGCGAGCGGGCCGGGCGGCCCGCCGGCGAGTCGAGGATGTTTACACGCGCCGGCGCGGTGCCTCGGGCGCCCCGCGCCCCATCTCATTTTTCGCGCCGGCAATAAATTTCATATTTTCGTATCACCTCGGGCTCGGGTGTGCTCCGTGGGGCCCGGAGAGGGGGAGAGGGGGAGAGGGGCCCGGAGAGGGGGAGAGGGGGAGAGGGGCCCGGGGTGTGCTCCGTGGGCCCGTGGAGGGGGGGAAAGGGGGAGAGGGGCCCGGGGTGTGCTCCGTGGGCCCGTGGAGGGGGGGAGGGGGAGAAGGGGAGAGGAGCCCGTGGAGGGAGAGAGGGCCGCCGCGAGATCTGCCCCGGCCCCTCCGTCCCGCCCCGCCCCCCGCCCCGAGCGAGCCGCCCTCCCGAGCGCCCGTCCCGCCCCGCCGCCCCAAGGACCACGCGAGGCGCGCCCGAGTAGAGTTCAGCCGCACGCGCTTTATTGGTGCCCCACCCGCCCGCCCGCGCCGCCGGGCTCACGGCTCCCCGACGTCGGCCATCGGGAGCTGCTGGTACGCCGGCGGCGCCCGCCGCCGGAGCGCGAGCTGCGTCAGCCGCGTCGCCAGCAGCGGGCCGCCCTTGTTGCTCTTCTTCGCCTTGTGCTCCTGCCGCTCGACCGCCGACACGAGCGACATGTACTTGATCATCTCGCGGGCCTGCTCCAGCTTGGCCGCGTCGAACTCCTCCTCCTCCCCCTCGCCGCCCGCGCCGCCCGCGCCCGCGCCGCGGGCGTCGTCCTTGAGCGCGCGCGTGGTGATCGGGTACAGCGCCTTCATGGGGTTGCTGCGGAGGCGGGAGATGTACCGGTAGGCCAGGAAGGCGGCCACGAGCCCGGCGACCACCAGCAGCCCCGTGGCCAGCGCGCCGAACGGGTTCGCGAGGAACGAGGCGATGCCCGACACGGTCGAGAGCGCGGCGCCCGCGGCGCCCAGCACCACCGTGCCCACCGCCTGCCCGACGGCGCCCAGGCCCTGGAAGAAGTTCGCGAGCCCGCGCATGATGGCCATGTTGTTGTCCGTCTTGACCACGCGGTCGATGTCGTAGAACCGGAGCTCGTGCAGCTGGTTGCGGCGCTGGATCTCGCTGTAGTCCAGCAGCCCCGTGTCGGCGAGCTCGGCGCGCGTGTACACCTCCAGCGGCAGGAACTCGCGGTCCTCCAGGACCGTGAGGTTCAGGTCCACGAAGGTGCTGATCGTCTCCAGCTCCGCGAGCGGGACGCGCCGCACGTACGCGTAGTTCTCGTAGTACACGTAGTCCGCGCCGAAGCGGAAGTAGCGCTTGTGGTTGGCGGCGCAGGGCTCCACGAGCTCGCGGCCCGGCAGCAGCTCGTTGTCCTCGCCGAGCTGGCCCTCCACCGGCTCGCTCTCGTTGCCGAGGGCGAAGGAGACCGGCGGGCGGCTGTAGCAGACGCCGCCGGGCGCGCGCATCGAGTTCTCGATGAACACGCGCCCCGCGCCCAGCTCGCGGCAGTACGTCACGGCCATGGCGTCCCCCAGCATGCGCGCCGCGGCGCGGCGGTTCAGCGCGGCGCTGGCCGCCGCGCTGGGGTTTAGCTTGGCCGCCTCGGCCCACAGGGCGCGCTCCTTGTTCTGCAGCAGGCACCAGGACGTGGCCAGGCGGCTGAACATGGTGTTCACGTGGTCCTGGATGTGGTCGTAGGTGAACTGCAGCGCCGCGAACTCGGCCGAGCTCACGGAGGTCACCCGCTCGCCCGGGCCGCCGGGCTCGGCGGCGGGCTTGGCGGGCGCGGCGCGGCGCGCGCGCCGCAGGCCCGCGGGGCGCGGCCCGGGCCCGGGCGGGGCCGCGGGGAACAGCCCGTCGAGCGTGCCGTTCGAGCGCGCCAGCTCCTGCAGGTACAGCTTGGCCAGCGCGTTGCTGAGCATCGGCCGGAAGGCCACGACGAAGCCGCCGCGCGCCAGGTACGTCTCCAGCCCGCCCGCCAGCACGTGCGTGCCGTTGTAGCGCTCGCGGTAGAGGCGCTCCACCGCGGCCTCGGCCTCCTCGAGCACGCAGTCGCTCAGCGGCACGCGCTGCAGCGCGAAGGCGTGGCCGTCGCTCACGAAGGTCGCCGAGAGCGAGCGCGCCGTGAAGCGGAAGCCGCCGCGGCTCTCGTCGCGCAGCATCTCGTCCACCTCGCGCCACTTGGCCAGCGTGCACACGTTCTTGCGCTTGGGCACCCAGTCCCAGGCCACCGTCACGTGCTGCGTGCGCAGGAAGTTCCGCGAGACCGGCTCCTTGAGGCGCCGGCCCGTGGCCATGTCGCGCTTGTAGTAGCCCTCGATCTGCCGGAAGCGCTCCGGCGAGTAGCTGGTGTGCTCGCGGTGCGCGCCCTCGCGGAGCCCGTAGAAGGGCGACATGTAGATGATGTCCCCGGTGGAGAGCGCGAACGAGTCGTACGGGTACACCGAGCGCGCCTCCACCTCCTCCACGATGCAGTTCACCGAGGTGCCCGTGCGGTAGAGCCCCGCCGAGCCCAGCGCCGTGTACACCTCGTCCGTCGTGTGCCAGCCCCGCGCCCCGGGCGCGTTCAGCCGCGCGGGCTTCAGCGGCGCCTCCCAGGCGTCCGCGTCGCGGTCGAAGGCCTCCACGCGGCGCCCGCTGCGCAGGTACTCGGCCTTCGAGAGGCAGCGCCACTTCTTGTCCACCACGTCCGTGATCTCGCCCATGCCCACGGGCACGCGGTCCGTGTACTGGTTCGTGATGGCTGCGTACGTGCTGCCCGCCCAGGTGGTGGTCACGATCACGTTCTTGTAGTAGATGTAGGCCTTGAACGTGTACGGCGCGATGTTCTCCTTGTAGATGACGCCGATGCCCTCCGTGTAGTTCCGCCCGAGCTCGTACTCGGGGCACGGCCGCGCGGGCGCGAGCCGGACCACCGTGGCGCCCGAGGGCGGCGGGCACACGAAGAAGCGCGAGCTCTCCCCGGCCGCCTGCGCGCGCCGGAGCGCGGCGCGCACGTCGGTGCCGTTGTCGGCGTCGGGGCCGGCGTCGGGGCCGGGGCTCGCGGGGGCCGGCGTCGGGCCCGCGGAGGCCGCGGGCGCGGAGGCCGCGGGCGCGGAGGCCGCGGGCGCCGGCGCCGTCGGCCGCCCCGCGGCGGGCGCCGCCAGCAGCAGGGCCCACGCCGCCCAGAGCAGCGCCGCGGCTAGCGCGGCGCGCGCCCCTCCGGCGCCAGGCGCTGCAGGACCGCGTAGAGCAGCGAGAACACGTCCCGGTCCAGGATGACGACGCTGTCCGCGCCGACCGTCTCCGGGGCCCGCGGCGCGTTCAGCACCGCCGCGAGCGGGCATGACTCCTCGTAGGTCAGGTAGACGCCGCTGGGGCACGACTGCCGCCCGTCGGGGCCCGGCGCCGTGCGGTCCGCGCGCAGCAGCGGCACGCGCCCGCAGTGGAAGACGGACGCGAAGACGGCGCGGGCCAGGACGAGCTCGCGGATATATCGCCAGGCGAGCCGCTGCGCGGCGGTGACGCCCCGCGCCCGCGCGGATGCGAAGCAGAAGAACCGCTGGAAGTCGCTCACCGCCCACCCGCCCCCCGCGGCCGCGAGCATGAACGCGGCCAGCTCCGCCTTGAGGTGCGGGAGCAGCCCCACGTTCTCCACGCTGAAGTACAGCGCGGTGTTCGGCGGCTGCGCGAAGTTGTGCGCGCTGCCGTCGAAGAGGGGCCCGTTGACGAGGTCGAAGAACTGGTGCGTCAGCGCGGGCCACGTCGCCGGGTCGACGGCGTGCCGCAGCAGGGCCTCCTTCATGAAGCGGTGCGCGTCGAAGGTGGCGTCCGAGGCGCGGTTGTCCACCACCGTGCCCGCGTCGGCGAGCGCGGCGCGGAAGGCGCGCCGCGCGCAGAAGCCGTTGTGCACCGCCACGTACACCCCGAGCAGCACGTCCCCGTAGACGCTCACGCGCAGGGTCTTCTCCAGCTCCCGCCGCTGGTCGCGGATGCAGCGCCCGAGGCTGTCCATCGAGCGCTTCGAGAGCCGCTCGGCGTAGCGCTGCCGGCGCACCTCCGCGTCGGCGCGCGCGCGCGCCGCCAGCGCCGCCCAGCCCGCGGGGCCGCCGTCCTCCGCGTCCCCGCCGGGGCCGTCCTCCCCCCCGGCCCCCGCCCCGCCGGCGCCGTCCCCCTCCTCGCCGGCGCCGGCCCCGCCCCCGTCCCCCTCCTCGCCGGCACCGGCCTCGCCCGCGGCCGCCCGCCGCAGCAGCTCGCGCAGCGCGTCCTCGTTGCGCTGGTCCGGGCGCGTGAGCCGCCGGACCAGCGAGGCCGACATGTGGTGGTCGTAGCACGCGCGGATGAGGGCCTCCAGCCGCTCGTCGGGCGCCGCCGCCGCGCTCCCCACCAGCAGGCCGTCCACGCCGTCCAGCCGCGCCAGGCGGTCCGCGAGCGCGCGGTCGAAGTGCTCCGGGGCGCGGCCGAAGAGCGCCAGCTCCGCCGCGGCCACCTGCAGCCCGTGCCGCGCCTCCCGCGCGGCGAGCGCCTCCAGGTTGCCGGCGAAGGCGGCGACGGCGCTGGCGGCGGCCTCGCCGCGCGCCGACGAGGACATCCAGAACTGCAGCTCGCTGACCGCGTAGAGCCAGCGCGGCGCCGGCCGGAAGACGTGGTGCGCGTCGAGCACGGAGGCGGCCGCCTCGCGCACCGAGCCGCCGTCGCCGTCGCCGCCGCCCTCGCCCCCGGGCGGGGCGCCCGCGGCCGCGGAGGCCCCGCCGCCGCCGCCAGGGGGCGCCTCCAGCGCCTCCAGCGCCGCGGTCGCCGCCGCCAGCCGCTCGCGCGGCACGCCCTGCAGGTGCGGCAGGTACTGGGCCACGCCGCCGAGCTCGGTGCGCACCCGCAGCTGCCGCGTGACGTGGTCGCAGACGCACTGCGCCAGCCGCCGGCCCACGGACTCGCCCTGGTTCGCGGTGACGCAGAGCTCCTCGAAGCACACCAGGCACGGCTGCGCGGGGTCGTGCAGCTCGGGGGGCGCCACGCCGCCCCCCGCCACCGTGGCCCGCAGGAAGGCGTCCACGTCGCCCAGCGCGGCGAGCGCGGCGTCGGCCGACGCGAGCAGGTGGGCGAAGTTGAGCTGCTTCAGGAAGTTCTCCACGTCGTGCAGGAACTGGATCTCGATGTCGACCGTCTCGCCGCCGTAGAGCTCCAGGCGCGCGCGCCGGTGGAGGCGGCACGCGCCCCCCAGCCCCATGGTGCGCGCGAAGAACTCCGCCGGCGCGCCCGGCGCGGCCGCGGCCGCCAGCAGCGCGTCGCTCTCCGCCGCGGCGTGGTCCAGGGCGAGGTCCAGCGCGTACGTCAGCGGCGTGAGGCGGACGCGCGCCTGGGCGCGCAGCGCGCCGCCCAGGCGGCGGCGCAGCCAGCGCGCCATGAGCGCGTTCAGCTTCACGGCGTCGAGGTGGCGGCGCACCACGGCCGGGTCGCAGCGCCCGAGCAGCGCCAGCTGGAAGTTGTACGTCTGCACCTGCCCGAGGATGGCGAGCAGCCGCTGGCGGGCCGCGGCCCCGCCGCGCCCTGCGCCCGCCCCCGACCCCGACCCCGACCCCGACCCCGACCCGGCGTTCGGGCCCGACCCCGACCCGGCGTCCGGGCCCGCCCCCAGCCCGGCGCCCGCCCCCGACCCGGCATCGTCCATCGCCCGCCCGACCGCCCCGTCCCGACCGAGGCACGCGGAGACAGAGAGAGGACCAGGCGCGTGTGCTGCAGAGACATCGCGATTTCGTTTATTTGACGGCGCGCCGCCCGCGAGGGCGGCGCCGGGCGGCGGGGCGGCGCGCGCGCGGGCGCGGCCGCGCTACACCATGTCGATGGTCAGGGCCGGCCGCTTCTCGGGGACGCCCGCCTCGAACAGCTCGTCCAGGTCGGGGCGCTTGGCCCCCGGCGCGGCGGGGCCGCTCGCGTACGCCCCGGCGCCGGGGCCCGCGGGGGCCCCGAAGGCGAAGGCGGGGGCCGCGTCCGGCGCCGCGCCCGCGCACGCGCCGAAGTCGAAGGCGCCGCCCGCGGGCTCGGCCTCGGCCGCCGCCTCGAGCTCCAGCTCCCGCAGCATCTCGGCCGCGCCCTCCGGCGACCAGCCCCCGGGCCGCGCGGCCGCGCGCTCCGTCAGCTCCACCATGCTCTGGGCGAAGAACTCGTCCTCCACCAGGGCCGTCCAGTCGTCCGGGTCCAGGTGCTCCACGCGCGCGCCCAGCGCCTGGAGCACGGCGCCGTAGACGGCCGTCTGCGCCAGCGCGCCCCCGCCGCCGTGGATGATCTCGCGGATGGCCTCCACCAGCGTGTGGTCCCGGCTGGCGCCGCCCGCGCCCGCGGCCGCGCAGATGAAGCCGGCGCGCGGGCACGCGAGCACGAAGCGGCGCGTGCGGTCGAAGCACAGCAGGGGGCACACGTTCTTGCCCCCGTTGAGGCCGCTCCAGTTGCCCGCCTGGAAGACGCGGTTGTTGCCGGCGCTGCCGTTGTACTTGCTGATGCTGAGGCCCAGCACCACCGCGGGCCGCGCGGCCATGACCGAGCGCACGAGGTGGCTGGCGGCGAAGGTGCCCGCCCACACCTCCGGGCGCGCCTCCGCCTCGCGCAGCACCTCCTCGGCGGCCGCGGCGGCGTCGGGGGCGTCCGCGATGCGCCGGCGCACCCAGTGCATCACGGCCGCGGGGTCGCGCGGCCGCCGCGCCCCGGCCACGACCGCCGTGAGCCCGTTGATGTAGAACTGCTTGTGGTCGCAGTAGCGCAGCACCAGGTTGGCCATGTAGAACTGCGCCAGCTCGGCCACGTTGCCCGGCGTGAGGTTGACGTAGTTGATGGCCGCGTACGCGTCCGAGAAGCGCTTCACGGCCCCGATCGTCTCGATGTCCTCCTTGGACAGCAGCCGCGCCGGCATCTGGTTGCGCTGCAGCAGCGTCCAGAACCACTGGGGGTTGGGCGTCGGGCTCCCGGGCGGCTTCCCGTTGGGGAAGAGCTTGCGGTGGAACTGCTTCACCAGGAAGCCCAGCGGCCCGCTGAGGATGTTCGCGCCGCCGCCCTCGGGCTTCTGGTAGGCGCCCGCGAGCCCGAGCACGCGCGCGCGCGCCGCCTCCGACATGTTGGCGCCGCCGGCCGAGAACATCACGCGGTTCTTCACGCGCATCTCCCGGAGGACCTCCAGGCTCACCTTCGAGAGGTCGCCGTCCATGTCGCGCGCGGGCGGCTCCGTCTGCGCCGCCGCGAGGTTCGGCGCCGTGACCGCGGCCTCCGCGAGCGTCACCGTCACGGTCCGCGCCGTGAGGAAGCCGCCGTTGAGCAGGTCCATGAAGCGCCGCCGCAGCACGGGCTGGAACTGCGCGCGGAAGTTGCGCCCGTCCACCGGCTGCCCGCAGAAGATGCCGTGGCACTGGCTGAGCGCCAGGTCCTGCACCACGGCCAGCACCGAGCGCCGGAAGAGGAAGGCCGTCGCCGGGCAGACGGCCGTCGAGTAGGGGTCCAGCGCCAGCGAGAGCGTGTGGTTGGCCTCGTAGAGCGCCTCGCGCATCTTGAAGTCGCGGTCCTCGACCAGCCCGCGCACGAAGGCCTCGGTGGCCTGCTCGACCGTGCTCTGGATCGCGGCCAGCGCGCCGCGGAAGCTGGCGTGGTCCGTGATCGCGCGCTCGAGCTGCGCCGCCGAGGGGGCGTCGTGCGCCAGCAGCCGCTGCTGGTCCAGCTGCGCGAGCACGTTCTCCACGGCCGCGCGGTACGTGGCCTGCATGATGCTCTTCGCGTTCTCGTCGGCGCCCGGGCGCCGGAGCGCGCTGTACGACGCGTAGTTCCCCAGCACGTCGCAGTCGCTGTACGCGCTGTTCATGGTCCCGAAGACGCCCAGCGGGCTCCGCGTCGGTGCGCCGAACCGGGGCAGCCGGTGCCGCAGCCGGTACAGCGTCGTGTGCGCGCACGCGTGGCGGTCGTCGCGCGAGCACAGCCCGCAGGGCACGTCGCCCTCCAGCGTGCTGGCCACGTACTTCAGCGCGTCCATGTCGTTGCGCCCGGCGAAGGCGCCCGCGTCGCAGCGCTCCAGGTAGAAGAGCACGCGCGCCAGCAGCTGCGGGCAGAAGCCGCACGCCAGCGCCAGGTGGTCCAGCGTGAACTCCTGGCCCGCGCCGTTGACGGGCGCGGCCGGGCCGGCGCCCGTCTGCGGCAGCGGCCGGCCGTCCTTGTCGCAGCGCGGGTTCCCGGCCACGTAGGGCGCGGCGATCTGGTAGAAGCGGTGGAAGCCGGCCGCGGCGCCGTCCTTGGCGTCGGCCGCGCCGCCGTCGTCCACCTCCGTCATGTGCAGCACCGAGTTCGAGCTGAACACCATGGCGCCCACCAGCCCGGCGAGGCGGCCCATGTACGCGCCCAGCGCGTCCAGCTTCGCCGCCTCGTCCGCCGCGCCCTGCAGCATCGGCCAGTCGTCCGCGCACGCGACGTCCTCGTCGAACACGCTCGTGCTCATGGCCGCCTCGACCGACATGGCCGTGTCGGCCGCCATCACCGACGCCAGCCGGCGCTCGACGCCGCCCGGCGCGCCGGCCTTGGCCGCGCCCGCGTCCGCGCGCGGGGCCGCGCCGCGCGCGCCGCCCCCGCCCGCGCCGCCGCCGCGGGCCGCGGCGGCGTCGAAGACCGTGAAGCACACGTCCGGCGGCAGCACGGCGCCCTCGTGGCTCTCGTCGAAGGCCAGGTGCGCGGCCCCGCGCGCCACGGCGTCCAGGCTGCGCACGCGCAGCGCCACCGCGGCCGGGCCCAGCACGTAGCCGTGCAGCAGCTCGCAGAGCGCGGCGTTGTAGAAGGGGCGCGGGTACGCGAGCTGCTCGCCGACGGCCCGCTGGCGCGCGTTGAAGGGCTCCAGGTTCACGCGGTTCACGTCGGGCATGTATAGCTGCACGGGGTACAGCGGGACGCGCACCGCCTCGCCCGCGCCCACCTGCACCGGCGCGGCGCCGCCGTAGTGCAGGAAGGTGTTGCACATGTACACCGTCTCCTTGAAGGCCTCCGTGGTCGCGAGGAAGAGCAGGGCCGTCTCGGGGCTCGCGCCCACCGCGCGGCAGATGTCCTCGGCCGTCGTCTCGACGGCGCCGTCCACGGGCGCGCCGGCGAAGGCGCCGAAGCCGAAGCGCCGCCGCGCCTGCTCGCAGGCGCGCGTCAGGTTGGGCGCGGCCGTGCTGGCGCGCAGGCGCTCGCCGCCGTGGAAGACGAACACGTTCGGGTGGTAGTGGCTGGGCGTCAGCTTGGCCGTCAGCCCCGCGCCGCCCAGGCCGGTGGTCTTGGTGCCGGCCACCACCGCCACGTTGGGCGCGAACGCCGCCTCCACGGTGAGCCCGCGCAGCAGGGGCAGCACCGCCAGCGGCGAGTCGCCGCTCCGCGCCGCGAGCAGCGCGAGCTTGTCGAGGTCCAGGCGGGCCGCGTCGCAGACGTACACGAAGCCCGCGGGCCCCGGTGCGAGGGCCACCGTCTTGGCCGCCGCGTCCATGGCCGGGGGCCCGGGGGCGAGGCGCGGGGGGCGGCGGAGGGGCGGCGGGGCGAGGGCGCTCGCGTCGAAGGAGGGAGGGCGCGGGGAAGGACGGAGGGCCGGGCGCCCGCTCGCACCGTCTGCCGCCGCGGCCGGGACCCGCGCGCCGCCACGGCTCGAGGCTCGCCCGGGCCTGGTATTTAACCTCGCCCGCGCCGGCTCCTCCCCCGGCCGGGCCCGTTAAAGCGCCCGGCGGCGCCCGGGGGCGGGCCAGTCGCGCGCCTGCGCCCGCCGGGCCATGGACCGAGACTGCGAGCAGGGCGCCGCGCCCCCGCGCGCCGGCTTCTTCAACCCGTACCTCGCGCCGCGCGGCCGGGGCGCCCCCGCGCGGCCGCCGGGCCCCGCGGGCGGCGGGCCGGACGCCGGCGGCGGCCGCGGCGGCGGGCGGGCGGCCGAGTCCTACCGCACCGCCGTGTCCTCCTTCCGCTTCATCGCGCCGCGCTGCCTGGACGGCGGCGAGGACGGGGACGGGGCCGAGGACGAGGACGAGGACGAGGACGAGGACGAGGACGAGGACGAGGGCGCCGGCGCCGCGGCCCGCCGCCGCCGCCGCTGCGGCGTCCACATCGGGACCGCCGAGCGCGCGCCCAAGGTGTACCTCGACGGCGAGGAGCACGACGTCCTGGACTTCGCGGGCCACAGCTGCTGGCCGCGCCGCGTGAGCGTGTGGGCGGGCCGCGCCGCGCCGGAGCGCGCCGCGCTCGACCCGCGCTTCGAGCGCTTCCACGTGTACGACATCGTGGAGACGACCGAGTACCCGAGCGCCGGCGACGCGTCCCGCTTCGCCGCCGAGGGCAGGCCCGGCGGCGCCACGGTCGTGACGCTGCTGGGCATGTCGGAGGACGGCAAGCGCGTGGCGGTGCACGTGTACGGCGTGCGGCACTACTTCTACATGGAGAAGGCCGCCGTCGACCTGGCCTGCGGGGTGCGCGACGAGGGCCAGCTGGTCGACGCCATGGTGGCGGCGCTGCGCACCTCGGCCCTGGCCGCCGGGGCCGCGCAGCCGGACGCCGACGCCGACGGCGGCGCCGGCGCGCGCCGGGCGGGCAGGGGCTACCTGGGCCGCGCCTCGCGCGACAGCTTCTCCGTCGCCGTGGTCAGCGCGGCGGACGTGTACTTCTACGACACGCGCCCGCAGCTCTTCTACAAGGTCTCCTCGGCCAGCGCGCGGCTCGGGGGCTACCTCTGCGACAACTTCCTCCCCGGCGTGACCAAGTACGAGGGCGGCGTGGACGCGACGACGCGCTTCCTGCTGGACAACGAGGGCTTCACCAGCTTCGGCTGGTACCGGCTGCGGCCCGGGCGCGCGGGCGCGCGCGTGGCGCTGCGCGCGCCCGAGCAGCACGCGACCTCCTGCGACGTGGAGGTCAACTGCACCGCGGACAACCTGGAGCCGCTCGCGGGCGCCGAGGCCGACGCGTGGCCCGACTACAAGCTGCTGTGCTTCGACATCGAGTGCCTGTCGTGCGCGGGCGACGGGCTGGCGTTCCCGGTGGCCGCCAACGCCGAGGACCTCGTCGTCCAGATCTCGTGCCTGACGTACTCGCTGCGCACCCAGCGGCACGAGCACACGCTCCTGTTCTCGCTGGGCTCCTGCGACCTGCCGCCGGCCTTCCTCGGCGCGTGCGCGGCCGCCGGGCTCCCCGCGCCCGCCGTGCTGGAGTTCGACAGCGAGTTCGAGCTGCTGCTGGCCTTCGTGACCTTCCTCAAGCAGTACTCGCCCGAGTTCGTCACCGGGTACAACATCGTCAACTTCGACTGGGCGTACCTCTCGGAGAAGCTCGCGGCCGTCTACGACATGCGGCTCGACGGCTACGGGAAGCTGAACCGCGGCGGCCTCTTCCGCGTCTTCGACGCGGGCCAGAACCGCTTCCAGAAGCAGAGCAAGGTGAAGATCAACGGCGTCGTCTCCCTGGACATGTACCGCACGGCCGTGGAGAAGCTCAAGCTGCCCAGCTACAAGCTGAACGCCGTGGCCGAGGAGGCCCTGCGGGAGCGGAAGGTGGACCTGGACTACAAGGACATCCCCCGGCACTTCGCGGCCGGGCCCGCGGGCCGCGGCGTCATCGGCGAGTACTGCATCCAGGACTCGGCGCTGGTCGGGAAGCTGTTCTTCAAGTACCTGCCCCACCTGGAGCTGTCGGCGGTGGCGCGGCTGGCCGGGATCACGATGCCGCGCGCCATCTTCGACGGGCAGCAGATCCGCGTCTTCACCTGCCTGCTGCGCCTGGCCCGGGAGCGGGGCTTCCTGCTGCCGGACAACCAGAAGCGCCTCGCGGGCGCCGCGGACGGCGCCGCGGCGCCGGGCGGCGACGGGGGCCCGTTCGCCGGCTGGGCCGACGGGGAGGGCGGGGGCGAGGACGAGGACGAGGACGGGGCCGGGGCCGGGGCCGGGGAGGAGGGGGGCGAGGGGGCCGCGGGCGCGGCGGCGCGGCCCCGCGCGGCGGGCGGGCGCGCCGTCGGGTACCAGGGGGCCAAGGTCCTGGACCCCGAGTCGGGCTTCCACGTCGACCCCGTCATGGTGCTGGACTTCGCCAGCCTCTACCCCAGCATCATCCAGGCGCACAACCTGTGCCTCACCACGCTCGTCCGCGGCGAGGCCCCGCCGGCGGGGCTGGCGCCCGGCGCGGACTACGCGACCTTCGCCGTGGGCGGGCGCACGCTCCACTTTGTGCGCGCGCACGTGCGCGAGAGCCTGCTCAGCGTGCTGCTGCGCGACTGGCTGGCCATGCGCAAGGCCATCCGCGCGCGCATCCCCGCCGCCGCCCCCGAGGAGGCCGTGCTGCTCGACAAGCAGCAGGCCGCCATCAAGGTCGTGTGCAACTCGGTGTACGGCTTCACCGGCGTGGCCAACGGGCTGCTGCCCTGCCTGGCGGTCGCCGCCACCGTGACCACCATCGGGCGCGACATGCTGCTTGAGACGCGGCGGTACATCCACGAGCGCTGGGCCGCGCCCGAGGCGCTGGCGCGGGACTTCCCTGCGGCCGCCGCCGCCGCCGCGGCGGCCGGCGCGCGCTACCGCGTGCGCGTGGTCTACGGCGACACGGACTCGGTCTTCGTCAAGTTCGCGGGGATGCCCTACGACGCCGTCTGCGCGCTGGGCGACGGCATGGCGCGCCAGGTCTCGGCGGCGCTCTTCCGCCCGCCCATCAAGCTCGAGTGCGAGAAGACCTTCGCCAAGCTGCTGCTCGTCACCAAGAAGAAGTACCTCGGCCTCGTCGCCGGCGGCAAGATGCTGATGAAGGGCGTGGACCTGGTGCGCAAGAACAACTGCCGCTTCATCAACGCCTACGCGCGGCGCCTGGTCGACGTGCTCATGCACGACGACGCCGTCTCGCGCGCCGCGGCCGAGGCCTCGGCCGTGCCGCCCGGCGAGTGGCCCGGGCGCCAGCTCCCGCCGGGCTTCGCGCGCTTCGGCGCCGTGCTGGCCGAGGCCCACGCCAAGATTGCCGACCCGGCGCTGGACCTCGGCGACTTCGTCATGACCGCGGAGCTGAGCCGCCCGCCCGAGGCCTACGCCAACAAGCGCATCGCGCACCTGACCGTGTACTACAAGCTCCTGCTGCGCAGCGAGGCCCGGCCCAGCGTCAAGGACCGCATCCCCTACGTGATCGTCGCGCCCGGCGAGGGCGTGGAGCGCGACGCCGCCGCGGTGAACGCGCTGCGCGGCACGGCCCCGCCGCCCGCGCCGCCCGGCGCCGCCGCCGCCCCCGCCGCCCCCGCCCGCCCCGCGCGCCTGCTGGTCTCGGACCTGGCCGAGGACCCGGGCTACGCGCGCGCCCACGCCGTCCCCCTCAACACCGACTACTACTTCTCCCACCTCCTGGGCACCGTCGGCGCCACCTTCAAGGCCCTCTTCGGGAACGACACGCGGACCACCGAGAATCTGCTCAAGCGCTTTATTCCGGAGACGCGCGCCTGCGACCGCCGGCTGCAGGGCCGGCTCGCCGCGGCGGGCTTCGCGGCGCTCACGCCGGCGGCGCAAAGTCCTCAAACGCTGCGTACAGCCTTCGGTATTCTAGCAGAAGCTCCCCGTCGAAGTTGAGGTCCGACATCTTGCAATAAAGGTCCCCCGCGCTCACCGCCGGCACCTCGGCGTCCCCCGCGTTCTGCTCTCTGCCCCCGCCCCCGTCCCGGCGCACCACGAGCACGAACATCGTCTGCCACACGTGCGCGACGATGCGGTACCCGGCGCAGGCCGTCAGCAGGTGGTCCAGCAGGCGGTAGTGCAGGTGGATGGCCTTGCCCGGGAACACCACGTACATCATGAAGCCCGAGCAGTCCAGGTCCCGGTAGAACAGCACGCGCGCGTCGCGCACGCCCCCGTTGCGCAGCACGTGGTAGGCGAAGAAGAGCTCGGGCTGGGCCAGGACCTCGGCCAGCGCGCGCTCGGTGGGGCCGCCGCCGGGGCCGCCGTCGTCCGCCCCGCCGAGCGCGCGGATGGAGGCCAGGAAGGCCCGGTACTCGTAGATGTTGCTCAGCTGCTGCACGTAGGCCAGGATGAGCGCGGCGCGGTCCGCGCGGCCCATCCGCGGCTCGCCGGTCATGGCGCAGGTGGGGCAGCAGCCCCCGATGCCCAGGTAGTAGCCCATGCCCGAGAGCGACAGGCAGTTGTCGGCGACCGTCCGCGCGAGGTCGAACGGGAGCACCACGGGCGTCGTCCGGATGAGCGGCACCGCGAGCTCGCGGACGGCGGCCAGCTCGTCCGCGGGCGAGGAGGCCAGGAACCTGAAGTACATCAGGTAGCTGTCGCGCGCGCGCGCGGCGCGGCGCGCGCCCCCGTGCGAGCGCAGCCGCTCGCGGCGCGCGCCGGAGCCCCGGGCGCGCAGGCGGGAGCGGCTGCGCGAGCGCGAGCGCCCCCGATCGCGGGGCCGGGCCGGGGACCGCGAGCGCGACCGCGACCGCGACCGCGAGCGCGAGCGCCCCGCCGCCCTCGCGTCCCGGCCGCCGTCGCCGTCGCGGCCGCGGCCGCGGCCGGGCTCCGGCTCCGGCTCCGGCTCCGGCTCCCGGGCCCGGCGGCGCTCCCCGCGGTCAGACATAGTGGCAGAGGGTGTGCTCCAGCGAGACGAGGGCTACGCCGTGCCGGCGGAGCAGCTGCCCGGCGTCCCGGACGAAGGCCGCGCACGCGGTCGGCTTCGGGGGGAAGAGCTGGTACGTCTTGAAGGCGTACGCGAGCGCCCACAAGCCCGCGCACACGCGGCCCTCGAAGGTGTTCTCGCTGGCCACGCGCGCCTTATATAGATCCAGCTCGCCCGCGTCACGCGCGTCGTCGCCGGAGAAGGCGAACAGCACCTCGGGGTCCGTCTGCAGCTCGCACGCGGCGCACATGGGGTCGCAGAACAGGTGCTTGTACACGGCCTCGGGCTCCAGCAGCGCCAGCGCGGCGAAGAAGCGCCCGCCGTCCCCCTCGACCGGCGCGCCCGCGCGCGCCTCCAGCACCGGCAGGATGCAGTCGAAGAGGCCCGCGTTGTTGGCGGAGTGCGCCACGACGTCCGCGCGCAGCGCGCGCAGCGCGCGCCAGTGCGCCGGCGTCAGCAGCAGGTTGCAGAGCACGCACTCGCCCGTGGTGCGCCCGCGGCCCGCGACGTGCTTGAGGGCCGTGGCCAGCACCGGCCCCAGCGCGGCGCTGGGGCGCGCGTCGCCGGCGGCGAAGCGCGCGAACCGCGGCGCCGTGTTGGCCGCGAGGAAGCCCGCGCGCGCGGCCCAGTAGCGGCCGACGGCGGCGCGGCGGGCCGCGCCCGCGCGCGCGGCGACCTCGCCGTCGCCCCGGGTCGCGACGCCGGCCAGCAGCAGCAGCGCGAGGTCCGCGTACGCCCACCGGTCCGCGCCGCCGCCGCCCTCGGCGCCGCCCGGCGC